ATTTTTGTTTATTTTTTCTATTTGTTTATATGCGATATTTCTAACTATCGTCATATTATTTGTTTTTATGTTTTTGTTTATCATATACTAGCTATATTACAGGGTAAATAATACAAAGTACAGACAAAAATGGCAAAAATAGCAAAAAAATTGGTTAAAAAAGGGTTGATTTACTTGACTTTTTTATTTTTTTTGTTCACCCTTTGTTCTTGTACCAAAATATCTTGTAAAATTAGGCCAGATTTAGAGAAAATAGGCGATTCGGCGGCAGAAAATATTGAAAATTTAACAGAAACGAATCTAAAACACGCAAATATGCGTTGTAAATATTAAGATAAATAGAAATATGGAAAAATATTGTTTAAATTGTGGACATGACTGCCACTGTGGCGGCGATTGTATCAAAGAATACGAAAAAGGTAATAAAATTGTGTGTTGTGGTCACTGTAGATGCGATAAACAAGAAAAAAAAATAACAAATAACGAAGATTTATTTAATGGAGCATAAAAATTATGAGTAAAATGAGAATATTTAAGTTTTGGAGTGAAACTGGCGATGAAAAAGAAAAAGAAGCGATGAGTTTGAAGAAAGCAGTAATGGCTGTACAAGGTGATTACAAAGATAAATTCATAAGTGTTGAATATGTGAGTAAAAAAGGTAAACAAATTAGTCAATCAATAAAAATACCACTAGGTAGAAAAATTAGAGAAGCTGCGATATTAGAAAAAAGAAGATTAGCGATGAAAGCAGCAAAAGAAGCAAAAGATAAAAGTAGATATGCCAGGGATTAGTAGAAATGGACAAGATGTTGCGGGTGGTACAGCAATTGAGGGTAGTTCTAACGTTTCTGTTAATAGTAAAGGCGTTGTAAGATTAGGCGATAAAGTTGCTAGTCATGGTATACCACCACATGCGCCTACACCACCTATGACAAGTAGTTCTTCTACTGTAAAAGTCAATAGTATTGGTGTTGTTAGGGCAGGTGACACTGCTAAATGTGGACATGCTATTTCTGGTAGTTCAAACGTAAACGCTGGTTAATAGCGTATAAATATTGGTATGGCCAATTTAAACGCAACTAACAATAGTAAACGTGCTACTAGAATTTACAAAGATTTAGATTTAGACTTTGGTAGAAATGTTGTTACTAATGATGTAAACAAATTGACTGATGTTGAATCAGTAAAAAGAAGTGTTAGAAACTTAATTAACACTAATCACTTTGAAAGACCATTCCATCCAGAGATAGGTGGTAATGTTAGAGCGTTATTATTTGAGCCAATGACACCATTGACTGCTCTTAACCTACAAAGAAAAGTTGAAGAAGTATTAAACAACTTTGAGCCAAGAGCAAAAATAACACAAATTTTGGCTGATCCTGATATTGATAGAAATGCATATAGACTTGAAATTAAATTTTATGTTATAGGTATACAAAACCCAATTACAGTAGAAACATTTTTAGAAAGATTAAGATAAGATGGCAAGCAATAAATTACAAGTTTCAGATTTTGATTTTGACAATATAAAAGTAAATTTAAAATCATTTTTACAAGATCAATCAGAGTTCCAAGATTATGACTTTGAAGGTTCTGGTTTTGCTGTCTTACTAGACTTACTTGCTTACAATACACACTACCTAGGTTTTAATGCTAATATGTTAGCAAATGAAATGTACCTAGACAGTGCTGATATTAGAAAGAACATTGTATCATTAGCAAAGATGTTAGGTTACACACCAACATCACCAAAATCACCATTAGCAACAATAGATATTTTATTAAATAATGTAACTGGTTCACCAGCAACTGTAACCATGGCTAAAGGTACAGCATTTACAACAACTGTTGATGGTGAGACTTATCAATTTGTTACAAACGCAGCTCATACTATTTCACCAGACGCTGGTGTTTACAATTTTTCTAGTATACCATTATATGAAGGTACATTGGTAACATTTAAATACACAGTAGATAGTACAGACGCAGATCAAAGATTTATTATACCAAGTGTCAACGCAGATACATCTACTTTAAAAGTATCTGTACAAAATTCAGCTAGTGATACAACAACTAGCACATACGCACTAGCAACTGGTGTCACTAGTATTTCAGCAACATCTAAAGTTTACTTTTTACAAGAAATGGAAGATGGTAAATTTGAAATTTACTTTGGTGATGATGTATTAGGAAATAAATTAGATGATGGTAATATAGTAATATTAGAATACATTGTTTCAAACAAAGCTGAAGCAAATGGTGCTAGCGCATTTACACTATCAAGTAATGTTGGTGGATTTACAGATGTTTCTATTTCTACAGTTTCTGCTGCTCAAGGTGGCGCAGAGGCTCAAACAAAAGAGTCAATAAGATTTAATGCACCTTTACAATTTTCAGCACAAGATAGAGCTGTTACAACAACAGATTATGAAACAATTATACAATCATTGTATCCAAATGCTCAATCAGTTTCAGCTTGGGGTGGGGAAGACGAAGAAAATCCAGTTTATGGTGTTGTTAAAATTGCGATAAAAGCAGCGTCAGGTTCTACTTTAACAAATACAACTAAAACAGATTTAGTAACACAATTAAAAAAATATAATGTAGCTGCTGTAAGACCTGAAATTGTTGATCCAGAAATTACAAAAATATTAATTACAAGTAATGTTAAGTTTGATGAAAAGTCAACAACTAAAACAGCGGCAACTTTAAAATCAAATGTATTAACAACATTAACAAATTATAATACAAATACTTTATCACAATTTGATGGCGTGTTTAGATATTCAAAAATTACAGGTTTAATTGATGACACAGATACATCTATATTATCAAATATTACTACTTTAAAAATTAGAAAAGATTTTACACCTACACTAGCAACAAGTACGAAGTATAATGTTTATTTTAGAAACGCATTATATAATCCACACTCTGGACATAATACAGCGGCTGGTGGTATATTAGAATCATCAGGTTTTAAAATATCTGGTGATAGTTCTACGATTTTCTTTTTAGATGATGATGGTCTAGGTAATATTAGACGTTATAGTTTTTCTGGCGCAACTAGAGTTTATGCTAACAACTCACAAGGAACAATTGATTATGCAACTGGTGCAATAACTATCAATTCTTTAAGCGTATTGAGTATAGAAAATATTAGAGGCGCAGCTTCAACTAAAATAGAATTAACCGTTGTTCCTTCTTCAAATGACGTAGTTCCAGTAAGAGATCAAATATTAGAAATAGATACAGCTAATTCATCTATCACAGTAACTGCTGATACTTTTGTTGGAGGTTCTGCTGAGGCAGGAGTAGGATATACAACATCAAGTAGTTACTAATGGCAAAATTTACCAAAAAGATAACTAACCTTATAAATCAACAAGTACCAGAATTTGTACTTGCTGATCACCCTAAATTTTTAGAGTTTGTAAAAACATATTATAAATTTATGGAATCGGCAGAAGTAACTCTGGCGAATATTGAGTTAACAGATGGTATTCAATTAGAAACAGAAACAGCACAAGAAAACAATTTAGTTTTAAATGCTTCAAAGATTGATACAGATAGAACATCTTTAGATGCTGGTGATAAAATAATATTAGAAGACACAACGTATGGTAAATTTACTAGAGGTGAAATAGTAACAGGTTCAACATCAAAAGCAACTGCAACTGTATTATCAGAAGATTTAATTAATAATAGATTATACATATCAGCACAAGATAAGTTTATAAAAGATGAAGTTTTAACTGGTAGTTTATCTGGTGCAAGAGCAACAGTATCTAATTACAAACCAAATCCTGTAAACAATATACAAGACTTATTAAACTTCCGTGATCCTGATAAAGCGATTTCTAACTTCTTAACAAAATTTAGAAATGAGTTTTTAAATACTTTACCAGAAACTTTAGATGGTAGTGTTGATAAAAGAAAACTAATAAAAAATATTAAATCTGTATATAGAGCAAAAGGTACTGCTAGAGGACACGAAGTATTTTTTAGATTTTTATTTAATTTAGATTCAGAAACTTTCTATCCTAGAGAACAAATGTTAAGAGTATCAGATGGTCAGTTTGATACTAAAAAAGTTTTAAGAGCAATAGGTACAGTAGGTGATACAGCAGATTTAATTGGTAGAACAATTACTGGTCAAACATCTAGTGCTACAGCTGTTATTGAAAACGTATTTAAATTTCAAATAGGTGCAAACACAGTAACAGAATTTATATTAAACCAAGATAGTATTTCAGGCACTTTTGTTACATCAGAAGAAATAAGAGGAACTGCAGCAGATGATTCAGATACTTTTATAAAAGCAACTGTTACAGG